TTTTTGTATGGTAGTCAATTATTTGACGCAACAACAACAACAGGAGGTTTACAAAGTGTTTTAACAGGAGATAAAGAAATTATTGCTGAGCCATTTGCGGCAACAGTGCCTAAACCTTTAATGTCACAGTTCCCTGAATTTATAACACCTGCTATATATTCTTACAATGCAAATGATGGGACTTCGGAGGGTTTTGACAACAGCCCTAGAATCATGTATAACAACGGTAAAAAAACTTTGACTAGTTGCACTTATAAAATACCAGAACAAAATGGAGTAGCAGAAGTATCAGCAGAAACAGAATTTTTACAGTTTAGTCATTTATCTGCAATACCTACGCTAGTAAGTAGTCCACCTGTTGCAAGCGATACGCAAGACTTTCATTTTGGTATATGTCAATTAATAGGTTTAGGTAACCCTACACCAAATAATTTATTTAACACATATTGGTTGCCATATTTTAATGAGTTATACAACGCGGATAGTAGAACTATGTCTATTAAAGTAAATTTAACAGCCGGAGATATTAATACCTTTAGGTTCTATGATACTGTATTCATCAAAAACAGGTCATATAGGGTAAACAAAATAGACTACAAACCAAATGATTTAGCAACAGTAGAATTTATATTAATTACATAATGACAATACCATTTTTAAATTTACAAAACTTAAAACCTTTAGGCATAACACGCGAGGGTATAGTTGCTTTTACTGACGGCACTAATACAGTAAAACCAAATCAAACGCAATGCGAGGCATACGGTTTTAAATATGATAAAGTAACAGGAACTTGCACAGCTTTTACATTTAATGAAAATTTAGAGAGAAGTTTAATAAATGAGAATAATAATATACAAGGTTCTGGTAATGTAACAGAAGGAGGAACTAACAATACATATATAATGGGGGAAGATAATACGGTAAAAGGTTTATCAAGAAACAACATTGTTATAGGTAGCAAAAATCAAATTGACAGAAATGTAAACAACACTTTTGTATATGGAACTTTTGGGCAATCTACAGCAGACAACTCTATTGTATTAGGAGGTAATGCTTCTACTGATAATCTAGGTAAAAGACAAAGCATACAGCTTATATATGGTGTAAAAACTACAGCAGGTTCAACAGTTGATAGTTATTTAAATAATATAACAAATAGTTTTTTAGTAATACCAGATAATACTATTATGTATTTTCATGCTGACGTAGTAGCGGTAAGGGTAGGTGGTTCAGCAGAAGAGGGTAACGTAGGCGATTATGCAAGTTGGGTTGAAAGAGGGGTTGTTATTAATAAGTCTGGAACGTTAAGCGTAAACAGGGAAAGAGATGCTATTAAAAGCAATGGAACGGTAACAGATTGGCGTCCTACTGCTAATGTATCAGGCACTAATTTTAGAATGACAGTAAGAGGAGAAACAAATACAGATATTGAATGGTGCAGCAACATTACATTCACACAAATAAAAACAGGCGTAAGTTTATAAAATAAAGATATGGCACAAAAAGAAACAATAAATTTAGAAATAAAATCAGATATAAAAGAAACAACTAAAGACGCACAAGGTTTAGCTAGTGAATTTAAACTATTTGGGGTTTCTTTAAATACTGTAAAAACAAGTTTTGCTTCTGCTGGTAAAACTGCAAAAGTAATGTTTGGTTCTATAAAAGCAGGTTTAATTTCAACAGGAATTGGTGCTTTTTTAGTTGCTGTTGGTGCTTTAACACAATTTTTTAAAGATAGCGAGGAGGGAGCAAGTAAATTTAAACAAATAACTTCACAGCTTGGGGTAGTGGTTGGTAATGTTACTGATATAATTTCTGATTTAGGAAAAGCAGTATTTAATTTAGTAACAGGAAATTTTGATGGTTTTAAATCTGCTTTAGCCGAAGTAACAGACGGAGTTAAAAACTTTGGAGAAACTACAAGAAAAGAAATGGGAGTAGCAAATCAACTAGAAAAAGATAGGTTAGCACTACAAAAATTTGAACGTGAAGCTCTAGTTGAAAAAGCTAAAACTGAAAAAGACATAATGAAGCTAAGGTTACAAGCAAGAGATTTTGAAAAATTTAGTGCAGAAGAACGTCTTGGCTTTATGCGAGAGGCAAACAAATTAGCAGACGAACAATTACAAAAAGATTTGCACGTTGCAAAAGAAAAATTAAGATTTCAACAAGTAGAAAATTCTTTTAGCAAATCTACACAAGAAAATTTAGATGCGGAAGCACAACTAGAAGCACAAGTTCATCAAATACAAAGAAGTAATTTTAGTGAACGTAAAAGAATGAAGTCAGAAGAACAAGCTGTTGTAAGAGAAATAGCTGCTGAAAATAAAGCTGCTGCAGACGCTAGACAAAAAGAGCTAGATGATGAAATAGCTAAAACTAAAGAATTAATGGCTGTTGAACAAGAAAGAGTAAACAAACTAACTGTTGATGCAGCCGCATTGCTAGATAAATTTCATGAAAGTCAATTAACTGCACAGCAAAGAGAAGAAAATGCAGTATTTGATAAATATTTTGCTATTATAGAAGGAAAAAAAGCTTTAAACGAAAATGTTACTGAACTAGAAAAAGCACAGGCAGCAGAAATAGAAGCTATACAAAAAAAATCAGCAAAAAAACAAATTGATCTTGAAAGGTCTGTTGTTAGTGCTAAAAGAAAAGCAGCAATGGAAGGTTTAAAATTAATAAATCAAGTAGCAGGAGAAGGCTCAACAATAGGAAAAGCTGCTGCAATAGCGTCAGTAACTTTAAGCGGTGTAGAGGCAGTTCAAAATGCTTTTACTACTGCACAAGGTTCGCCAATAACAAAGTTATTTCCTGGCTATCCTTTTGTTCAAGCAGGTTTAGCTGGTGCATTTAGTGCAGTTCAATTAGCAAAAATACAAAGCGGAGGGAAAGCAGAAGGAGGGTTTGCAGGTGGAATTGATATGACAGCTTCAACAACACCAGCACCACAAATGATGTCAGGACAATTTGAATTAGGCAGTGGTATAACCCCTGAACCTGTTAAAGCATTTGTTGTTACAGATGAAATGACTAATAGCCAAAACCAATTAGCTAACATAAGACGTAGAGCTACAATATAAAAATCAAATAAATACTAATTAATTCTATTTAATAATATGCCTTGTAAAGAATGTGAAAACGGAAAATATAAATTTGGCAACACAGGGGAGTGTAAATATAATACATTAACAGAATGCCAAGAAGATAATAAAGACTATTACGAAAAAACTACTTCTATTGTAGAATTAGTTATTGATGATGATAGCCAAGAACTTGCTATAGACGCTATTAGCTTAGTATCAGCACCTGCAATAGAACAAGACTTTGTTTATTTTGGAAAAGAAAAAAATAACTTAACATTTGCTAAAGTAGATGAAGAAAAGCGTATGCTAGTTAGCCCTGCTCTTATACCTAATAAACAAATTTTTAGATATGACCCAAATACTGATAAAGAATACTATGTATATTTTAGTCCTGATACAGTCAGAAAGGCATCTGAGTTATATTTAAAACATAACAACCACCACAAAGCTACACAAGAACACAACGAAAGGGTATCAGGTGTTTTAACAGTTGAAAGCTGGATAAAAGAGGGCGATATGGATAAGTCAAAATTATATGGTTACGATTTGCCTAATGGGACTTGGTTTGTCAAGATGCGTATAGATAATGAAAGTATATGGCAAGATATAAAAAGTGGCAACCTTAAAGGTCTGAGTATAGAAGGTTATTTTACAGACAAAATGGAAAAAATGTCACAAAAAGCACCAACAGACGAAGAAATATTAAAAGCTCTAAACGAGATAATACGCGAAAATCAAACAAAGTAATTAACTTTCTATTATATTAAAAAAGAACCTATGGATATTAAAGAACAAATACTAGTAGCACTTGGCTTAAACAAAGCCGAAGAAGAAATAACTTTAGCTTTTCAAGCAAAAGGAGAAGACGGCACTATTTACGTTTCAACTGCCGAAGAATTAGAAAGCGGTGTAGATATTTCTGTTTTGACAGAAGATGGCACTACAATACCTTTACCAACAGGGACTTACAAAACAGAAGATGGTGTAAGTTTTAGAGTTGAAGAAGAGGGTGTTGTATCAGAAGTTTTACAATCAGAAACAGAAGAAGAAGATACAGAAGAAGAAGTAGACGCAAGGTATGAAGATAAAGAAAAAGAAGAAATGGCTGATGTTGTAGAGTTTAAGTTTCCTGAATCAGACGCAGAAAAAGCTGATTGGGCTAAGTCTTACGAAGAAATGAAAGACAAAGTTGATAATTTAATGGACGCTATAGCTGATATAAAAGCAAGATTAGGCGAGGGCGACACAGAAGATGTAGAAATGTCAGAAGAAATTACTGATACTGTTGAAGAAGAAAAATCAGATAGCCCTAAGACAGTAACTACAAAAACTACTGAGGTAGTAGAATTTTCAGCAGAAGAAGAAATTGAAAAACTAAAAGCTGAAAACGAAAAATTAAAAACAGAATTAGCGGCAAGTCCTGCTGATTTACCAATAAACACTAATAAATTTAGCTCGGATAAACCTGTATTGTCTAACAAAGAATACAAAAAATTATCTAAGCAAGAAAGATTTTTGTATAACCTAAATAAATAATAAAAAAAACAAAAAATTATGGCATTTAATGTAACTTCAAATTTCTCGGGGAAAGCAGCAGGATTCTACATAGCTGCGGCTCTCAAGGAAACAAAATCATTAGACTTTTTAACTTTAATTGAAAATATTAAGTTCAAGTCTAACATACAACGTATGGCTGGAAGTTCTGTAGTTCGCGACGCTACGTGTGACTTTACAGACCACGGAACTTTGGCGATGACCGAAAAAATCCTCGAACCAAAACAGCTACAGATTAATCTTGACTTGTGCAAGGACAACCTCCTTTCGTCATGGGAAGCGTTACAAATGAGAGCAGGAGCAGGAGCACCACCACCAGCATCTTTTGAGGACTACGTAATATCTTACATGGGTGAGATTATAGCAGACGCAGCAGAAACTTCTATATGGTCAGGAGTAGCAGCTAACAATGGAGAGTTTGCAGGGTTCTTAGGAGCAGCAACAGGTTACCTTTTACCAGGAGTTGACGCAACTGTAATACAATCTAGTGCGTCAGGAGCATATACAGCAGGTAATATTATTGCAAACTTACAAACTTTGACTGCTGACATGGCAGCAAATGTTTCTCCTATTTTAAGAAAAGAAGATTTGTATATTTACATGAACCCTAAGACTTACGCTTTCTATGTATCAGCAGTGTCTACATTAGGGTATGTAAACGCATATAACATGAACGGCGATTATGAGCCTGTGTTTGAAGGATACAAAATTGCAGTGTGTCCTGGAATGGTTGACGATCAGTTAGTGGCTGCAACAAGAAGTAATATGTTCGCAGGGACGGATTTACTTTCAGATACAACAAGAATAGCTATGCTTGACATGGCGTCTTTAGATGGTTCTGACAATATTAGAGTAGTATGTAAATACTCAATGGGTGTTCAGACAGGTGTTGGAGCGGACATTGTTAGACAATCATAATAAACTTAATTAATAGAGGCAAGGGCGTAAAAACCCTTGCTCCTTTAACCCTTAAAAATAAAAAAATATGGCTTGCACAGCACTTACAAAAGGACGGGGATTAACCTGCGATAGAATTCAAGGGGGTATTAAGTATGTTTACTTTGGTGTTTATGATGATTTTAATGCTAATGCGTCAACAGGCGAGATTTACGGAACAGGTATTGTAGTTTCTTCTGGAGAAGTAACAGATATTGAAATGGGAGCAGGAACAGGTTTAAAAAGATATGCTACACCGATTGGCACTTCTTCACTTACAGAAACAATTACAGGAACTAGAGAAACAGGAACTATAATGTATGCACCGCAATTAACTTTAGTATTTAATCAATTAACTAAAGAAGATGCGGCAGAATTAGAATTACTTGGTAAAACTAAAGTAGTTGTATTTGCTCAATTATGGCAACAAGTAGGAGGTAAAGACCAAATAGTATGTTTAGGGTCAGCTAATGGTATGTATTTAAATAGTGGAACAGAAGTAAGCGGAACAGCTTGGGGAGATCAAAACGGTTACAGTCTTACATTTGACGGAATGGAAACTAAACCTGCACCAATGGTAGCACCTTATACAACAAATCCATTTGATAATGCAGCATTTACAAATGTATCAGTTGATATAGATTAATATTCTTAATAATTTCATATATTCTTGATTAAAGGGCTTTATGCCCTTTTTTCTTAAAATCTTGGCAAAGGTGTTACGTTATGCGTATCTAAGGAAACTTAGCGTTTGTCAATGGATAAGGCGGCTTCGGCTGCCTTTTTCCAAATAAAATCAGCACTTTTCTATTATATTAATATATGATACAAGCAACAACACAAACTAACTTTACAGCATACGTTCAAACTAGAGATAACACTATAGATACGTCAGTAGAATTAAGTTTAATAAAACACTTATATAAGTTTACTAATGACATGGATAGGTCTGTTTATTATGCTTACCCTAGTTCAGAAACAATTAATAATAGGTTTACAAAATCAGACTTTTTATATAATACTGTTGGAGATGTTTTTGAAGGCAAATTAAATTTAAAAGCTGGTTTTTATAAGTATGAAGTTTACGAAGTAAGCTATGCAAGAGTAGGAACAGTTGACGCAGACCATGCACCAGCAACAGAAAATTTTATATTTGATCCAAATGACGGTTTAAGGGGTGTAGTTCAAGGTTTAGTAACAAAAGGTAAAATGTATGTATCAGAAAAAGCAGGAACGCAAGAAGTGACTTATTCGCAGAATGGAAGAAGTGTAGTTAGTATAAGCATAGTATCAGGCGGTGCTGGTTATACTTCCCCACCTACTATAGAAATTACAGGCGGTGGTTTTATAACGCAAGCAACAGCAACATGCGATGTTGCAGGAGGTGCAATAACTGAAATAGTAATAACTAATGCAGGTAATGGTTATACTTCTACACCTAGAGTAGAGTTGTCAGGTGGCGGTTTTACTACTGAGGCACAGCTTGTAGCAAGTATTCAAGAAACAAATTATATATATACAGGATAAAAAAATAAAAAATTATGGCAATAGAAAACGTGCAACAACTCTTATCAGAGCAATTAGGTAAAAATGCAGGAACAGAAGTATTTACAGGAGCAGTAACAGGCAAAAATTTTTACGCTGTTTACTTTCCTGTTGAAAGTGCAGTAAGTGCAATAACAGCAGCTAGTGTTACAAATGTAACAGCTTTACAGACTACACTTCCAGCAGGAACTACACTGCTTATGAACATTACAGCAATGACACTCACTAGTGGAATAGCAATAGGGTATAAAGAGTAATGAAAGTTTTAAGAATAGGTCAAAGTTTAGTATCAATGCCAAAAGGTGGGGGTTGGTCGCCTAGTGATGAAACAAGTTTAGTTGCTTGGTATAAAAACGCAACAGGAATTGTTTTAAATGGCTCAAATGTTTCTAGATGGAATGATAGTTCAAGTAATAGCCATGACATGCTACAATCAACAGCAAGCGAACAACCAGCTTATTCTAATGGTGTTTTAACTTTTGACGCTAGCAATACAGAAAATTTACAAACTTCTAGCCAAATAACTTTAGGCAGTAAATTTACTTTAGGTTTTAGAGCTAACCCATCTTCTACTAATGTAGTAATTTTAGCAGATAATACTTCTTCTAATGAGTTTATAAAATACTCAACTTCAACAAAAATAGCAATTAAAATAGGCGGATCAACAAAAAATTTTAATTTAGAAAGCGGAAGTTTTGGAGATGATTATATTGTTATTAGTAGGAATTCAAGCGATGTTATTACTGTATTTCATAATGGCACAGCACTAGAAACGCAAACACTTGCAGGGGATTGTTTAATAGACGCAATAGGGGTAAGAGCAACTGATTTAAACCCTTTTGACGGAACAGTTGAAGAAATACAAATTTATAACGATACTAACGCAACTTTAATTTCAAATGTAAATTCAAGACTAGCAGGAATATAAAATAAAAAATTATGAAAGACAATATTATTTCAATCAACTTAGAAACTGCAACAGCACCAATAATACAAGAGGTTCGTGGTCGTGATTACATAGAATTTGGAACAGACGATTGGAAAAACCTTTATCCGCAGTTTTTAATTGATTTATATTACAATTCTTCTACACACGCTGCTATTATTAACGGAACTGCTGAAATGATTTCAGGCGAAGATTTAATAGTTACTGATGAAGATACAAATTTAGAAGCGTATGTTAAGTTAAAAAAGTTTATGCGGCATGCTAACTCAAAAGAAAGTTTACACCAAATAATTAAAAAAGTAGCATTTGATTTTAAACTTCAAGGTGCTTATGCTTTACATATTGTATGGAATAGAGAAAAAACAGAAATAGCTGAGCTTTACCACGTTCCTGTTGAGAGGGTAAGAGCAGGGCGACCTAACGCAATGGGCAAAGTAGATACATATTTTATAAGTGCTGATTGGTCAAATACTAGAACACACAAACCATACCCTATAGCAGCTTTTAATGTAAACGATAGAACTTCGGGCAGTCAATTAATCTATACAGGTGCATACAGCCCTAATATGGATATATATCATACCCCAGATTATATAGCTGCATGTAATTGGGCTTTAGTAGACCAACGAGTAGCTGAGTTTCATCTTAATAATATAGAAAATGGTTTCAGTGGCTCTTACTTCATCAGCTTTGCGAACGGCGTCCCAACAGCAGAAGAACGCAGACAAATAGAACAAAGTTTAACAGACAAGTTTACAGGTGCTAAAAATTCAGGAAAGTTTATTTTAACATTTAGCGATGATAGAACTAGAACACCTGAAATAACGCCAATAAGTGTTTCTGACGCAGACAAGCAGTATTTAGCACTGCAAGAGCTTCTGGTTCAAAACATTCTTACAGGGCATAGAGTGACTTCTAAGACACTTTTAGGTATAGACAGCACTAACGGGTTCTCCAGCAACACAGATGAGCTTATAAACGCTGCAAACTTCTATACTAATACTGTTGTAAGACCATTCCAATTAAACATTTTAAATACTTTACAAAGTATATTTTCTGTTAACAATATGGATTTAGAAGTAGAGTTTGTTCAATTAAAACCAATAACAGTTCAATTTGATTCTAAGACTATACGTGAAGTAATGACGCAAGATGAAATAAGAGAAGATATTGGACTTGCACCACTTGACAATGATGAAGCAACAGTAGAGCAAGAAGTAAAAATGGCTAAAGTTGGCAGTATGGTTACTGATGGTGTTGAATTGCCTTTATATGACACTATAGAAGAAGCTAAAGCTAAAGCAAAAGAAATGGGTTGTAATGGTTACCATGAGCATACGCAAGATGGCAACACTTATTATATGCCATGTCAAAACCACGAACAAATTACTAATTTAGTAAAATGTAATTGTAGTGCTAATAAAACAGAATTAGAAGCATGTATTGAAGAATTTGGGGAAGATATGCCGCAAGGTTGGGAAATAATAAGTGAAGTAGACGCAGAAGAAGAGTTAGCAGAATTTAATTTTGAAAAAGAATTAAATAATAATTATTACGAATTTGCATCAACAGGTTCAGCATACCCAAACAGAAAATCAGGGCAAGACCAAAAAAGTAAACAAAAAGAATATAAAGATGACATTTATAGGGTAAGGTATAGATATACAGGTAGCAGGGTTGGCGAAAGAGAGTTTTGTAAAAAAATGACTGCTGCTAACAAGGTTTATCGTAAAGAAGATATAATTGCAATGGGTAAAAGGGCTGTCAATCCTGGCTGGGGTGCTTATGGTGCAAATACTTACTCAATCTGGAAATGGAAAGGAGGCGCACTATGCAAGCATAAGTGGTTTAGGGTTATCCTAGTTCAAAAAGGTAATAGGCCAAAAAATTCTGACAAAATAATATCATCAACAGAAGCTAAAAGTAGAGGTGTAAAATTGCCAAGGAATGCAAAAGAAGTATCAGTTGCTCCGCATGATATGCCAACGCATGGTTTTGTTAACCCTGAATTAATTAAAAAATATAAAAACGTTTAAATATGTCATACGTATTATTTATATCAGAACAGAAATTAAAGGAATCTACTGCAATCAATTTAAAT